AATCTCAATTTTATCTTCATTATCCATTGTAAATTCAGGATTGAAATCGTCTTTCAAATAGTTTACTAATACATCTTTCTGCTGCATTTTGTAAATGGAATACTTGTTACAATTATCACACTTATACTTGATATTGTATGGGTAATCGTTATAAGTCAAGTTTCTCAAATAGAAAACGAACCAAAACTTATCACCAACCAAAATATCGTTTACATTTATTCCCTTTACATTGTGTGCGATAATACTATTCATTGTACCATCCAATGTATCAGCAGTTAATGTAGATAAGTTCTTAATATCAATAGTAGATAGTTTCTTAACACGCAAATCTTGTGGATAGAATTTACCCTTTGATGGCAACAAATCTTTGTTTAATACTATCATATTATCCTGTTGTTGTTTGGCTAATACCATAGCAATTTGAGCCATATCACCACCCTGTTGTGGTAAGTTTGTATCTTCTATTTTCTTTGACTGCATAATTCACCTCACTGTAAATGTTAATTTATTGTATTTATATATGCAAAAAACAAACGGTACCAATTAAGGTACCGTTTGTAATTTCGTTTGTACTAACTATTGGTTAGGCTTTTGGGAAAGCACTCAATTCACCAGCTGCGTAGTCAGGTGAGAAAACAGCAGATACAGCGCTAATAGCATCCAAATCGCCATTTACATCATCTTCTGTTGGGGCAGCCCAAGCAGATTGTGGAACATCGAGGATTCTCTTATTCAAACCAACAGGTTCTTTCTGTGCGAAGAATTTATTATCAAAACCATCCTGTGATGCAGTGGTATAACCAACTGGGATAGCAGATGTGTAAATTCCATCGGCATAAGACTTAGTGTCAAAATATGAAGATGCTACCTGTGGGTAATCATTACCAATTTGGTACAAATCATTTCCGTTAGATGTAGGTAATTTCATTATTCTTTTCTCCTATTAAAATTTAAATTGTTTATCGTTTCCAGTTTAAATTAGAATGTGAAACCTTCACCAGCACGGGCCCAGATTGCACCAGTATCAAACTTCAACAATCTGTAATAGTTGTCAGCACCAAGCATGTTATTGGCGAAAGCATAACGGCTCATAACACCAACACGAGGTGAGAAGTCGTTAGGGTCAATAGCCTGGTTTACAACACCAGTGACGTATGGGCAGAATACTACACCACAGTCGGAAACACCGGTACCCTTATAGGCAAGAAGAACTTCACCATTGTCAACACCAGTTGTAGCACTAACAGCATAGTTATCACGGTAGACCTTGATAGAGCCATTCAATGTACCAATTTCAGGAGTAGCTGTAGAACCATTAACTTCACCAGTTACTTTGTTGAAGAATGGAGCAGCTTGCTGAAGGACAGAAGCCATATCTGGAGAAACTACAGCGATATTAGCAGCAGCTCTACGAGTAGCAGTAGCAATATCGTTAGCAGTCTTAACAATGATACCTACGATACGAGAGTATCTTTCCTGAGACCAACGGCCGACCCAACCATCAGCAACTTCTTTAGAAGCACCAGCGGTACAAATGATTGGTTTTGTGATACTCTTACAACGAGCGATTGTTTCACGGTCAATTTCAGCAGTCATTTCGTACTGAAGAACATTAACCATTTCTTGCATCATTTCTACACCCTGCATTCTCTTAATATCTTCAGCAGATTCAAGAGAGAAGGAAGCAGCAAGTTTACGAGTCTTGGCAACGATGGACTGACGAGAGAACATCAAACCAAGTTCAGGAATCTTACCACGAAGGCCAGTAGAGAAGTCATTGTGTGTCTGGATTTCATCATACTTACCAGTAATCTTCCAAGCTTCGGCAGATTGTGTATCTACACCAGTACCGGCATCAGGTTCACCTGAAGTGTTTGCGGTAGAGCCAGAGAAGCCTGAATATTCAGGAACAGCCTTCCAAGCAGCTTCAACCAATTTTTCAGGATTTGCAGCGTCTTTGTAAACATAACGAAGGGCGAAAGCCAAACCAACAGGACCGGAAAGAGGCTGAACACCAACGAGTACGTTAGCAAACAACTGTGGGAATACACGGCGGACGAGTGCCAAAGAAATTGGAGCAAAGACGGCCTTTGCATCACCACCATGAGGGATACCCTGGTCAGCACCAAGTGGAGCACCTACACCCATTGTGAAGTCTTCGTTCAAAGCGGTTCCAACATCCTGACGGATCTGGTTTTCCATAAGCTTCTTCATGTTTTCACGAATATACTTATCTTTGATAGATGCGATTGATAGACGTTCTTGACCCTGAGTAGCCAAGTTTTCTACCAATGTGTTTTTAATTGTATTCATTTTGATTCTCCTATATAAATGAGTTTTTGTTTATATATTGTATTTATAATTTTTTTGTCTGTGAATTTGTTACTAATTTTCTTCCATATATCTAGCAGCTTCGTCTAGGAAACGGTTAGATGGTGTGGATTTCTTGTATTTTTCCATAATAGTATTATCTTGTTCAATTACTTGTTCTGTTTTAGCAGAACGAGAAACTGGACGAGATTTCTTTTCAAACAAATTAGCACGATTGTTACGCATATTGATAGATTGTTCAGTAATCATTTCAACATAGTCATCAATGTCTTTCTTTGTTTCACTTAGTGATTTGCTTTCAAAGAATTTCTGTACTCTTGCTTTCTGTGTAGCATCAAGTCCATAGGTCTTTTCAGCAATAGTAGCCTTCTTTGTGGAATCTTCAACAAGGTCAATTAGACGCATATTTTCAGCAAGTTGTTTCTTCAAAGATTTTTCCAATTCTGCGTTTTCAGCTTTTGCTTCACGCAATTTCTTTGAACCGGTCAAATCCATTGGAACATACTGTTCTTCAAAGAGGTGTTGAATACCTTCAATGATTGGAGCGTATGTTTCAGTCATAGCTGTCTTATTAATGAGTTTATCACTAATCTTTTCAGCGATGTTGTATTCCAAATACTTATCTAAACCAGTAATAACTTTTTCTTCAAGAGCCTCAAGTTCCTTGCCATACTTTTCTGTGAATTTTTCATCAAAGTATTCGTAAATGTATTGTTCAGCAGCTTCTTCCAATTTCTTACATTGGGTATCAAGTTTTTCTTGTGCCTTTTCGGTAATCTTGGCACAGCGTTCTTCACAATACTGATTTGCGAGATTTTCCAATTCCAAAGTCTTCTTTTCAACTTCTTCCTTGATTCTTTGATTACAAAATTCATCAGCTTTCTTGGCGATGGCTTGTTTTTCTTCTTCTAATTTTACTTTTAGTCTTTCTTCTACGGCTGATTCAAAGGATTCTTTGATTTCCTGCAAATCTTCCGCAGTCAAAACACCAGCAAGTTTTTCAAGAATTTTATCCATTTTGGTTTTCCTCCAATTTACTAATGAACTATTTTGTGTTATACACTATGTATTTATGAAAATTTTGGGCTAATTTTTCTCACTTTAAAAAAAGAGAACCCATACGAGTTCTCTTATTTATGTTGTATAAACTGATGTGATTATTCGCCTGTAGCGACCAATTCAAATGTAGAGTATTGGAATGTACATTGTCTTGTAACCTTTTCAGATGATTCCATACCCAAAGATACAGAAGCAACAGTCTTCGGCCAAACATAATAGAACTTATATTCAACAGGTAGTTTACTCTTCAAAGCTGAATCATAAAGAACTACACGAACGGTAGCACAATAATCTTTAAGATAGTTGGAAGAAGCACCACCAGTGATACCACCAACATCAATATCGTTTTGGAAACCACCATTGAATAGCAAGTTTTGCCATCTATGTAATGCTTTAGAAATGTACATATCCTGGAATTCGTCAAATGTTACATCAAATGTGTTAGCCATTGTAGCCTTACCAGGATATACGAGTTTAGTTCCCATATATTCAGTACTCAAATCAGTAAAATCCTTTTGTGGAATAGATGCTGTTTTAGCACGAAGCATAAAATCGTCTGTTCCAATCACATTAGCCAAAACAGAACCACTTTCATATTCAAATATGATCTGGTAAAGATAGTTCTTTGCCAAATCAGGTAGGTTCTTGATGCTAGTAGTGAATACAGACATGTTGTTACTCATTGACATATTTAATTTCTCCTAAATTTTCTCTTATTGTATTTATGAACTTTAGGTTAGTTATTGGTTTTTAATAGGGGCAGAATTTGGGCGAACATAAGGGAGTACGCCAACTTCTTGACGAGGAACACTACCAATATCTGTATCTACTGCTACTTGTTCAGGTTTCAATAATTTGTGTGAGTGCATATCACCCAATGGCAATACTTCCCAATTCATAATCAAATGAATGTGGTCGCAACAAGGTGCTAAACCTTCTTTATGGTCTGGGTTATCCATAAGAACATCACCGGTATATCCATAACCAGTTTGATTATCCCAAATTACATACTTGTGATGGTGAGG